GGTAGTTGTTCCTCTTGCACTTCAGGTAAATCAAGTGCATTTCTTAGCCCATCATGTAGACCGCTCATATTAAGTATCCTGTCCTGTCTCTGGATTATATCTCACACCACTTGGGTAAAAGAATGTATTCGGTGCATATTTCCATGCACTATTTGCAGATATGAGGCTATAATTGATTGATGCTGCACTATTTGTTGTACCAACACCATTAGCCAATAACCCTGGCTGAATAGTGACTCTAGATGTTGTTAGCGACCTCTGAACTTCTTCGTCGGTTATATCAGCTGTTATACCGTATATGGTATTTGCCTTTAATCCAGTATCCATCGCATGAAAATTAAGAATTGTGCGCTTGATGATACCATCATTTGTCGGCTCTCTGACAGGGCCAAAGAACCAGCATTTCATGGTAAAATTAAATGTATAGACTAATGCTCTGCGATTTTCATAATCACCCTCATAGGTATCTTCGACATTCACACCAGTCAATATTGTTGGTACATCAAGCTTGATGCCCATTTCAGGTATAAGATTTACGCTGTTGGTCCACTCAGGCCCAAAGAACGGTAAAATCTGTTCCATAATCTGAACACCATCGTCGGCATTTCTTACATATGAATACAATGAGAAATTTAAATTCCAAGGTACGGGTACTCTCTGATATTTGACGGTACCGGCTGATCCTACCGCAGTATTTCTAATCGTTGACGGTAGACGACGAGAACCATCATATTCAAAACCTGTGATTTCAAAACCAAGTCTTGGTAATATTGCTTGTAGCTGTGCAGTTAAATCTGGATTGTCTTTTAATCTTGCCAACCACTTTTCTTTTGGGCTGTAAGATATAGGTATTGCTAGAGTTTGCAGCGTATTGCCAGAACCATCAAGACGGCTAACTGTCAGATCATTAAACATGTTACCAAATACAATAACATATTTGCGTAGAGTCTGATGGTAGAAGGTTGATCCAAACATTGGCATTCTTAATACCTATCCACCTCGCTGAATGGGTTACGCTCGCTGAAATCAACATCTTCATATGAGCGGGTACGGAATAGCTCATTATTTGCCGTAGCCGAAACACTTTCAAGACGATATTCTTGAATTAGATAACCACCATCTTCAGACAGCATGACATCATTATTTTGCATGAGATAATTATAGCTAAACATGTCACGGCTATTTTCATCTTCGATGCTGTCAATATCAGCATTACCTGTATTAATTTTTTCTGAGCTGTAGCGGAATAGTTCGCATGTCATTTCATATGTGTATAGCTTGCCATGCTGATAGAAGATTCTTTCATGCTCGACAAACTTAATTTCATAGAGCGCACCATTGCCGTTGTTTATAAACGGAATGAATATTAGATCACCTTCAAGTGGGCGTGATGATGATACTGAATATCCGTTTGCGCTACCAGTTTCTAGCAGATAATTATCCGTATTTGACGAATATGAATCTGAATTTGTTTCGATGAAGTATATGTTACCAACCTCATCGACAAGCTTTTCTGTACGTATCTGATCCCAACGACGGCGGGCCATTGTAAGCGTTATCTGGTCACGAATTTCCAGATTGAATTTGCTTAGAAAGTCACCCTCACCTTGAAAGTTTTCAAGATTGTTTACATATACTTCAATGGGTACGGCAAGATCAAATTTAGAAAGAGGGTCTTCACCAAATTCAAAAATCTCATTGAATATGGTTCTAGGCATATACTGAACATCAACGCCATAAATTTTTATGGCCTCAACTATCAAATCATCTTCTACTCTTTGCTCTCTACCGTAGCTGTAGTTACGGAAGTACTTGTTAGTTGCCATATCAATTCATCATATCCATGACAGGCAAGCTGTAACCACTGTTCATTTCTTTTTCAAGCATATTGATTTCATCATTAGCCTCATCCCAAATCTTCTGCCCATTAAACTTAACAGCACCGGGTAGATTCATACCCTCAAACTTCTTTAGGTTTTCGCCCCATTGCTTTTTTACAAGTGCAGTAGCGTACTTCTTTAGCCAAGGGTCAGACCAAACATCGCTAAATGCTGATGCATCAAGCACTCGATAGCAATCGACAATTACAAAATCATCAACCTTTACATCTTTATCCCATTTCATATCAACATAAAGACGATTGTTATGTCGATTGAAACGAATTGGTTTGCTACCAACAAATATCTGCTCTAGTTCTTCAATATGTCTCATACCCATAACATAGGGTACGTATGTTGTGCTAGAAAAGTCAAACAGATCGTTTAGATGAATCTGATATCTAACGTTGAAGAGGTTAGAAACGCTGGTTGCTCGCCCAATATCAAATATGCGAATCACATAATTGATATCTTCTGGGAGAGTGATATATTTGTTATCAACATCTGTCTGAGTAATCTTGTACGACAGATAGACATGCTCAGTGCCATCAAAGTGAAAATCACGATAATATGCAAGAGCATCGTCGATGCGATCTTCAACCTGACCGTCATCAACGTTGATATCAATAACAGGATAACCTAGCCTGCGAAGGCAGTAATCCTTGAATAGCTTGCGTGTTGTTGGTACAGCCATTCTAACCTCCAAACTGCTTGGCTATTTAGTGCTTATTTCTTGCCAGCAGCAGCTTCGTCCTTAGCACGCGATCCAGCCGAAGAACCAAAATAGAATGATACCACAGCACCCCATGCAGTTCCAAGAGTACCAAGCATGACAAGCATAGCTTCACCACCACCTGCAGGCGGCAGGCCATACATGAGCATGTACATAAGCACACCAAAGAATCCAACTGTGATTGCACCAGCTAGCGCGCGAGGCGTCCAGTCTCTTGGGTTTTGCATCGCCATCTTTCTGGCGCTATCACGGTCACCTGCGCTGATACGCTCAAGATCAACATCAAGCTTCTTCATCTCAAGCTTGAAATTATTCTCAGCATTCTTAAGCGCAAGCATCTGGTCAGGTGTGACATTCTTAGCAGCTTCCATTAACTCTTCCTGTGTACCATCAGGCTTACCTAATAGTGTCTCAGATAGAGTGCGAACTGCCATACCAGCAAGCGGTCCACCCATCGCAGTTGCGATAGATGGTGCTACAGTTTTAACAATGTTTAAAAGCTGATCCATGGCCTTACTTCCTTATGAAATTGGCCGATACCATCCCAACAAAGCAACCGACAACGGTCTGGAATGCAGGACCAAGAATCTCAAATATCTTGTTATTATCAATATCGGGGTGAAACAAGCTAACTAGCAGCACCAACACCACAGACACCATAATTGATGCTAGTGACATGATGGAGATTTTTGTGACAAAATTTGAATTTTGTTCAGCTAATGCTTGTGGTGCTACAACGGGTGTAGCTTCTTTATTCTCAGCCATGTAGGGCATCCTCCAACTATACTATTAACGGCATTGTATAGTTAGATCACTACCTATTTAGATTCTTGCCACTACTACAGATGTTATGAATTTAAATGTACCTTGATTATTTACACCCCATGTGCTATTATACTGTTTAGCAAAAAATACATCGCTACATGTTATTTGCGATCTAAGATCATCTGCATTATAGATTGGATTACCATATCTCATTTTCATATTACTAGTACCAGATACAGAAACTAAAGTACCTTTGGGTAGATTTGGTAATAACTCATCAAATGGTAATAATTGATTTATTGAGGGTACTATTATGACTTGACTGTTTTCAACATATTCAGTAATATCATCAAATACAACATTTTTTCTAATGTATTTGACGCTCATGTTTGGATACATTGTAGTTATATTTTTACCAAGCGATATTATAGATGGGTCATGATCAAGTAAAGTTACTTCTTCGATCTTACCCGATCTTGAAAATATTTCAAGTTTCATTAAAGATAACCAAGATGCAAGTATTGTTACTTTATTGCCATACTTTATATGTTTGATTAATTCCATAGTTGATTCATATTCTGGTATAGAATACGTTGTGGACACGCTGTTTTGTATCACAAGTTTAACTGGACCTGGGTTAAGGTCGATAAGTTGATTTGCCTTTTTATGGGTTTCTAAGAATAATTCATTATAATTCATCATACTTTTCCCACAAGTCTTTAGCCCACCCTCTAGTTTCATTTAAATCAAAACCAACACCATGGGAATTGTTGAATAGACAAATTTTATAATCATCACGAAATACGCCTTTAGCTGTATCATCGGGCCATGACGCACCAGCATTATATGTGTACACTATACCTTTTGGGTGATGCGAATATTTACCTTCTTGTAGATAAAACATAGAATGATCAAGACTCCAATATATCTTGGATATCTTGCTCATATTATCTTTGTAGTAATGAAAAATATGATCGGCTTGATTGCCTTGCCATGTTACAAATGATGAATTAATAATGCAGTAATTGTGACCATAATGAGTTATAACAGCATCAGATGGCTGCCAGTAATTATAAATTAATCTAAATTCAGTAAAGCAGTCTGACAGATACTCGGTTAGATCGCCGTGTATCAGTATATCTAAATCCAATAAAACATATGGGCCATTACAATCAAGAAACCCTTCTCTAAATGAACTTAGCTTTTCTATGGTAAACATATTTTCTGTTGTGCCGCGAAATGCGCTAAGTGAATTTAGATCATTTACAATGACCTCAGGTCTTATACCATCACCGTCATCAGTTATACAATGAAAAGCAAAGGGTCTATTGTAATTTTTCTTGATCATAGCATATAAACGATTAACGTATATGCTGGGGTATTTTGTGCCCCATTTATAGCATATAAATCTAACTAAGGTATCCGAAGGGTTAGACATGTATCACCTTTACAGCATATGGGTAAAGCCAAAATACAATATAAAGTTTGTAAAGGCCATAAATGAATCATGCAAAAAATTTCTTAAGGGGTCGTTTATTCATTATTGCCTCACTGATGTTCCAGAAGAATTTGTGAATACTAATATCATACCGATAGATGTCAGACAATATGATCTAGAAGGTTGGTGGTTTAAATTTTTATTTTTCAAACCTGGTTTTTGTGAACCTGGTGCTAAATGCATATTTTTTGATTTAGATGCGAAAATTTTAAAACCATTGACACCAATGTTAAGATTCAATGACAAATTAATGTTAGCTCAAAACCCAACAAAAGTAATTTATAAAAGATTGGTAAATGACTCTATCAGAAAAAAATCTATTGGTAGATATTATACCATTCTTAATTCATCTGTTATGATGTGGAGGGGTGGTGATCATTACGAGCTATATGAAAAATTTATGAAAGACCCAGAAAAATATATGATTGACTATTATGGTAATGATGAATTTATTACATTTGAATACCCAGATGGGTATGACTTAATTGATGCAAGATGGATTCATCATAGCCTATCAATGACGGATTCTGTTGTATGCACAAAAATGTCTGAAAATGACATGTTAAGTTTGATGAGTAGATTATGACCCTATTTCATCAACCATATTTTCCCACAAATTTTTGTCATATATGATATAACTTAGTGTTAGACGATCACAATCTGTTTTGGCCGCATGCCAGCATAGCTTTTCTGGTTCTCGATAATGACCAAAATATCCTACTTTGATAAACCAACCTTTTCTATCTTTTTGTTCTTTAATTTCATTATTTGATTTATCATAGGTATAAAATGCACCGTCACCTTCTGTGCTATATGTAATGATTATATTATACCCAGGCGCATTACCATTATTATGCCAACCTATAAATCCCTGAGGCGGGTAATACATCTTTAATGCATTATTTCGTGCACCAAGAAATGTAATTAAATCCTCATCAAGCTTATTTAAAATTGGGTGATAATATTTTGGTACGTGCCCTAATTGGGTATTCATATCAACACCATAACAATCTCTAGGAAATCCAAACCTATCTGGTGTTGGCAAAGCTTCCTCTAGATACTGTCTATCTGTGCATTCTAGATAACTTCTCTCTCGCTTAAAATCATCTCGTCTATCAATGCGAATGTTAGTTATATCTTGCTCAAAAAACCAATTCTTAAAATTATCTAAAATCGATAGTAGGTCCGGATGGATATTCGTTATGAGCTGCATTGATTATCTCTCTTGCAATTGTATAATGATAAACCACAATGGGTTTGTCTGTCTCACTATCTAGATATACATGAATGAAGTTCCAGCGAGCATCATCGGGAAAAACTTCTATTTTGATATCTTGATATTCGTCCTTTAAAAGTCTCCAAAAAGTAAATTGATCCCACGGGCGCATTTTCTCATCATATTGAGGCCATGGCCATGGTTTAGTTGCTATCTGATAATCATATTCAGACCACCACTTTGACATGAAAGACATCATTCTATCAGTCTTTCTATAAAGAAATAGACCACAATGATATTGCATCTTTTCGGTATCATTGATCTTAACAATCTTACCCGCATATTCGCGAATATTTGTTATCATTATATCATTATCACCGATAAGATCAAAAATTGTAGCAATGTCTTCATGCCAAACTTCAGTATCGCAATCCATATAGAGTGTTAGATCAAACGGAGTCTTATCAAGACACCATAATTTGGCTCTACTATGAACAGGTATCTTAGTTGTGATTTCTTCAAATAGATATCGATCTTTATCTCTCACAAATGATTCATGAGTAAACAGAACTATCCTAGCATCAGGATAATGATCTTTGATCGATATGGCAAGACGAATTGCCGCTCTATAATACGCCTCAGATATTGAGGCGACAAGAAGAATACCTTTAGTAAGCTCAGGCTGTATTTGCTGAGTTGGTGTCTGTGCTTTCCGCTTGTTGCTCGACTTCGGCTGCCTTTTGCTCATTAAAATTCTCCATGGCAATAATTGATGCTAGAAGTGTTACTTCCATAACTGAAGCAGCTTTTCTTAGCTTTGACTTTAAAGCAGTGTTTTTTGATGTGCGAACAAGATCAACCTCAAATGCATCGCTCTTGGCCATAAAAAGAACTTCGCGGCGCATATTATCCATGCGACGTTGTTCTTCCATCTGACGACTTAATTTAACCTGTTCATGTCTCTTAAGACGCTCTGCGGTAGCAGAATCAATTTGTTCTCTGGTAAATTTTTCAAGAATTGCATCCCAGTCAGAATTGCCCTCGTCGGTTTGACTAATAGATGCGGTAACAATATTGCCGTCAGGATATCTGAATTTACAGATTATCTGATTTTTTAAATTCGAGCTCCAATATGGCTCTAAAATTTCTTTTTCCATTAAGCTGTCCTCACCCAGAGGCTGACGGTTGAAATTGTTTCTGCGTTTGATTGAATAGTATCACCGGCATATGTACCAGTATATGTACCAGAATAAGCACCAGAATATGTACCAGCATAAGAACCAGTAAACCCGGCAGCGGTATAAAACCCGGTATAATTTCCTGTAAAGAATCCTGTATAGAAACCAGTGAAGAACCCACCACTAAATCCTGCAAAGAATCGCTGATACGAACCCGCAAAATTTGATGAATAGGATCCTGTATATGTACCCGCAAATGACCCAGCGCCAGTTGCGGTATAAGTTCCTGTATAAAATCCTGTAAAGAACCCAGTATAGAAACCAGTGAAGAACCCACCACTAAACCCAGCAAAGAACCGCTGATATCCACCAGCAAAATTTTGTGAATATGTTCCTGAATATGTGCCAGCATATGGTCTAAAATATGTACCACTATAATTGCCGGTATAGAAGCCGGTATAGCTACCCGTATAATTACCGGTATAGTTTTGACTCACTAAAGTATTTCTGGTATCATTAAATGCGGCCCCGGCAGTAATCCATGTTCCTGGTGTAGGTGCTGAAGTTTGCAGTCTATATGTGCCTATACCAGTAGCAATTATTCTATTGCGCAGGCGATTTGTTAGAGATCGTATTTCAGTATCCGTCATCTCCTGCACAGATTTTGTTGGGCTAGTTTTATACTTTAGTGGGCGAACTGTTGTAGGTAAAGTAGAATCAGTAACTTTTCTCCACAAAGTGGATGTATTTGTGGCCCCAATTACGCTATTGGTTATTGACCCTATTGAAATCCAAGTACCAGCAGGTGCAGATGGTTGAAGAACATATTTCCCTATTCTGACAGTAGTGGTTAGCATCATCAAAGCTCTACTAATAATAGAATCATTTAACTGCGTATCATTTTGTTCTCTAATACCAGTGCTAGAATATTCTACTGGTCGAACTAGAGATTCTGTAGCAGCAGTTGTAGTATCCTGCTTAAATGTATATGTGTTTACTGTTGATGGTGTATTAGCAACTGGGTGATCACCAACAGCACCCGATCTTGTTGTATCAACAAATGTACCAATTGATGTGCCAGTTGCACCATTAATATTGACGGTAGCTAATCCCGTATTAGATGAAGCAAAATCCCTTAGTATGATTTCAGCAGCATAATCCATTTCCGAATCGGTCATCGTTTGAAGACCTTGGAATGTAGCTCCTGACGATCTAATTTTTAACGGATTGGCCATCTAATTCCTCACGGATACAGCTGCGAGCCATTTGAGGCATAGACATATAGGGGTGCTGTAGTGAGAGCACCATCTGGCCATCTATAACCTGTATTGGCACGTATAGTACCATTCACATCCAAAGTAGTGTTTGGCGTGAGAGTATTTATACCCACTCTATTTGCATTTCTTTGTAATAGCATAAGCCCGGTATCAATATTTAGAACAGCCGAGCCTAATGAAACGGTATTACCATTTAATGTTAATCTATCTGCTGCCGCATCGCCAAGTGTTGTGTTACCAGATGATGCTAGTGATGAAGTGACAGTTAGCTTATTGGTTGTAGTATTACCACCAACAGTCATATTGCTGCTTATTGTGACTCTACCATTGGCCGTAAGTACGCCGTTGATTATAGTAGTGTCATTGCTCGCATCACCTAGCTTAGTTGCACCTAACGATACAAATCTAACATTGGCTGTTATTGTATTAGCATATAGCTTTGACTCATCAATCGCAAACTGACTCAAACGATTAAAAGCCTGGTTGGATCTGATCCTCCAGGTATCAAACGTATTGGTCAGGGCGACATTTGCAATTTTAGCCATTTATGACTGTCCCTTGGACCCGAGTATCTGTCTCAGCAGGTCCTTAATCTCAGCGACATCCTGCTTCAAATTATTTATCTCGTCTAATCTATCCTGTTCGCGCTTTCTTCTGGCACGATATGCTTCAAGCGCAGAATTGTCTGTTGAAATAACGGCCTGGGTTTTCTTATCTTTTACAAACCCAGGCTCATTTTCTATCTTTACTAATTCTGGTTTCATCGTTGAAGGGCAATCGCACGAATATTATCTAGACGAGGTGGATTTACTGTTGCTGTATCTGTCAATACAATTTTTATGGCCATATATTTAAATCCAACAAATCGTGATCTTGCAGAGTTTCTATATTCAATAATGTTCGAATTTGTTGTATTTGCACCAGACAGATAATCATTGCTGTAATTAGGTACAACAAATGTATATTCTTTAAAGTCATCAATTATTTCAGAGCTTGAGAATACACTTGATGATGTAGCCCCAGTTTCTGTTGTAAATGACATTGGAATCCAGCGCGAATTATCAAAAGTATCGCTATCTTCACGATGCAGAATTTTATAATATACGTTTATATTAGAACCCGGCGGACGATATGCGGTAACATATACACGAATATCTTCCGCATCTTGTCCGTCGGCCAGGGTTACTTTTTTGGTAATATATTTGGCTAATGCATTACCACCACTTGCTGTATTGGCTTCACCTGTAGTATCATTATTGATTAGATTTTCTACAGTTATCGCAGATATGCGCTTAACGTCAAATGCAGGTGATGAATATCTGCTGCTGCTTGACATAATAACTCTTATCTCACCAGAACGATCAGCGCCCATGGTTGCGCCAGATATTGATGTATTTGACTCCATGCTACGGCTTAGTATGTAACGTGAAGCAGAGAAATCTGTGTCATTATTGACATTAAGATCAATATATGATGCATCTCTAGAATTATTAGCTGTGGCAAATTTCCCAGAAAATGTTACGACAGTATTTGTCGGTCTTAAGAAATCAGAAGATATGTTAATAGTATCTGCTTCAAGACGATCGAGTTTTACTATTCTAGCTGTATAACCATTAACTTGACCGCGGATCCAGTTGTTGGCAAAGAAAACTCTACCGGCACCTGAAGCAGGCCCACTATTTGTAAATGATACGTTAGCTAGATGCAGATATGTATTTGCATACGATACTGAATCATAAAAAGCTACACGACCGGTTGGTGTGGTTGCCGACGTAATAGGCCCAGTTGAATTTCCTACAATAACCCCGGTAGTGGCATTTGTATTACGAATTCTAATTCTTTCACCGCCACGGAATTTTGAATTTAGAGAAACATTGCGAATACGCATTTGTGTAGAGCTAAATCTTGATACAACACCGGTTGCACCAGATGTCATACCCTGAACAAAAGTCACACCTGTATTAACCGCTTTAGTATTGGCAAATGTTCCCACTAGAATAGTTTCACCATTTACTTCTTCACCAGTGCGAATAAACGCTGCTGATGCATTTGAAATCATTAGATAATCACGAAGTTCGTTTTTAAAGATGATAGATCCTGTCACACCAGTATTAAAGTTTGCAACGTATAAGGTAAACTTAAGGTCTTCCTCTTGAACCGCGCTATAGACCTTATCATTAGATGATGCAAAAAGTATACCAGCCGCGGGCTGCGATGAGATACGATCACCAGTTAGTCTATCAACTTCACCTAAACGCGATACATGCACATTATAATTTGGGTTGTTACCAACAGGTTTAACAACTACGGCATAATCTCTATTATTTTGCAGATATACTGGTGAAGTGAAATATACTGGCGTTGGTGCCGAACCATCAGCACTTGTATTAACATCAGCAGGCATTAGTATTATGCGACTAAATGGCACTATGCGTGGTGTGATAGTATTTGTCAAACTATCCATTTCTCTGATGTGAACTTCACACCCAAGTAATGAATCTTTTGTTGCAAAATACAAATCAACTTTTGTGACAAATGCACCTGAGCCAGATATTCTGCCGATTGCATTTGTATCCATTGTGAATGATTGTGCAACCGGGTCACCAAGAAATTCTCTATCAATTTCTTCTTGTATATTACGTCTTTCGGATACATCATCGCGCACAATTTCAGCTTCACGTGTGCTAGTTATGGTAGTTTGAACTTCTTGAATTAGACCAGTAGAAGTATAGATTGCTTCTGCTTCTGTTGTAAATGTACCCTGTTTTGTGTCATTTATTGGTGAGTCTGTTAATCTAAACAGCAAACTACCCGTTCTAAATCTTAGATTTTGATCAGATGGTAAACGGAACACACCATAAGCATTACCGTTTGCAACAGCGACAATAGGGCCACCCTCATTTGCGGTATTCGCAAAAGAAGAATTTGTTGGGGTAACATATGCGGTTACGTTGGTGCCATCAAAGAATGGGTATAGACGCGCGCCCGGCTTTACACCTCGACCGATAAATTTAATTGAGCGAGAGCGCATGAACGGTGCAATATTTACACTCTTAATTCTCGGACCCGAGCTAGTAACAGTAATTTTAGGAACCAGTGATAGACGAACACCTGTTCTAGTTTGAGTTGTGTTGCGGGTTGTAACCCACCATTGACCTTGTCGAGAACCAGAAGTTGATTGCCAATTTGTTTGCCAATCACCCCAAACGGTACCCCATGCACCACTTTGGGCCCAATTATCATCAAAGTTATTGACATTAACCAGAACGTCGGGTAGTTGAACAGTATCAACCCAATAATCTGTTGGTGGGTCTAAAACAACACTACCATTCCACTTCCAAAATAACCCCGCAGCATTTCTTGTCGTAGATGAATATTTCTGCGTAATAAAGGTTTCATGGGAATAGGGTAGAGTTAACAATTCACCTGCAGGGATCCCATACACACCAGAAATAGTGGAAGATACTGCACCACTAGAAATTGTTGATGACGTAGCAAAATTACCTGTAGCATTTTCAACATATAATTTGTTACCAACTTTAAATCTTAAAGTGGCTGTTGTTCCGCCGGAAGTTAGCGTTGATCCGTTGGCAAAAGCCGAAGCGGAATTTGCAATGAAAACTATTTGATCTCTAGCAACGCCACCAGTTGTGACATTAGTGCGTACCACATTTGTTGAATTTGCAGCATTATAGAAAAGTTCTATGTTGTCAAGTTTAAACGGTGGGCGAGCCTCACCGTAATTTGGGTCAATTGATATCTTATAATCGGAGTTAGTTACATCACCTACATTGTGACCATGAAATGGGTCAACAAGAATACCATTCTTAAATCTGTTATTGCCCGCAGAATCTTGTATCAATAGATTTTTAGTATCCATTTCAAGAAGATTTAGTGACGTATAATATTCAATATTTTCGATACGATCACGTAGAACCCCAATATCTTTCATGGTAAATCTTGGATTTACAACTGGAAATATACTTGATGCTAAATCGCTTCGATTTACTCGACGCGCTTGTTCGTCGGGCAATGATGGGTATTGAGTAAGATTTATTGTAGCCACAGACATTGTGTCTTTTGGCTCATCAGGTGTGATAGGGTTTAGCGATGGAACGCCCTTGATAGGTAAGAAATTACCATCACGATCAAGAACAATTCTATCATTTCGAAGTAGATAATAATCAAGATCGGCCGTAAAGTTTTCACCTGGGGCCATAAATCTCAGACCACCTGACGGTTGATCAAAAGTCGTAGAAAGAGCTGGGTTGGTTGAAATACCAGTAAGTGTTGCCGTGCTAGTTGCAGTATCCGTCATGCGAGGACGAATATCAATACTATTTCTTAAATCGTATCTTTCACCAGTTCTTGGAGAATTATAAACAGGTATTTCATATGTAAATATCTTTGTTGTATCGGTGCCGGCGTTAACGTCATCAACTGGGTATGAGTCTACAGAAAAATAACCAACACCTGATGAATAGCTATGAGTAAAGTGATCAAATGTAACTAGTAATCTATCACCGGATGATAGTGTAATACCACTACCAGATTTACGAACTAGACGCGCGTGACTATAGAAGTCATCAAGCATTCCGGTATCAAGAGTAAAGCTGTTGGTTACATCTGTGCCCTCAGTAAGAGAAGCAAAGTTAGAACCCGACTTTCTACGAACAGATACTAGCTTAAACCCGTCTGATAGACCAAGCGGCCATGGGCCAGTAGTGTTAGCTGTATAACCACCGCCTACGCCGATGCTAACTTGAACTCTACGGTTTCTATTGACAGTCTTTGATGCTTCTTGACCGTCAACTTTATTTAATTCGGTAATAACAGTTGCATTGAGTGATGACCCAAGAGTTTCTTGTAGATTAAAATCTGTCTGTGTCGATGATGACACGGTAATTGTTCTTGCAGACCCAGTTGAACCACGTCCACCAAAATCTAAGACTTGGCCTTGTCTTATAAGCTTGTGAACACGCACACCACCACTAAAAGTGCCAGTAGCTGTTGTTAGTGTAGTTAGAGACGAAGCAGATACAGTTGAAACAACATGATCACCTGCTATACGTATTAGATCACCCGGGTTAAATCTTGTAGTAAGATCAATTGATGTATTTGAACGAGTAAATGTATTTGAACCGCTAGAAGAAGTCATACGCAAATCAGCAATTGATGCTGTATTCGATGAACCTCTAGCAACTACATAATAATTTGCACGACCTGTTGCGGATGACAGCGCGCCGCTACCTGAGAAAGTTTCATCTGCACGACCAGTTAATACCGATGCTGTACCAGCGGTACCAAAAGTAACATCAAATGACTTCTCAAATCTAAAATTGCTATCAACTGCACCCGAGGTATCACGCAGTCGTCTTACTGCTTCAGCAGGTAAGCGAAATACTGCAATGTCAAATGATGGATCTGTCGTATTTGCATTTTTACCATTTGACCCTAAAATATCTGCCTTGCCGTTAGCTTGACCAGCACCGGCACTAAACATAATTGACTGAACATTGGCAAAACCAAAACCAGCAGTCATATTAATGTCTGTCAGATATAATCTATATTGTGTTGAGGGTAGCCCAGGTGTACCTGAAAGATGCTTAATCGCACGAACGCGCGCCGTCCCAATTTGCGATGCGGGGAATGCTGTAGTAGAATATGCTCTTGTAGATACAGCATTTGCCTGTTGCGATCTAAGACTTACGCGACTCTGAGCATTTACATCCCAAGAACCCACTACGTTATCTGCTATTACGTAGTTAGCATAATCTACGATAGAGCTGGCCTGCTCAACAGATTTGTAATCTGTAGCCTTATCGATAGATACTCTGGCACTTTCTAATTGTTCAATATCAAACCCCTGCACATATGCTTTACCAGGGTTTACTTCAACTACTAATTTAGATGTGCTACCACCCTCACCTGCAGTAAAGACACCCTGATTGTTACCAACTAAAAGGTGTTCGCGCAGTCTTGGTGATAGACCTCTAACGATGTAATTCCCAGATTCATCATATGTGCGCTTTGCAAAATAATCTCTAAGTAGATTATATTGTGTAGTATCTGATCTGGTTTGAATAGTGCCATCTTTAATTTGAACCAATTCAGCAAAATTATTAGCACCAGTATCATTTAAATCGCGCTTTGCAAACTGTAATGAAAGCTTTAAACGCGCTGCGCCCGGCGCGGCAAAATTATATGCACCTGATGCGGGGTCAAGAAGTGTTGAATCATCAGCTTCTTTAATAATCGTTTCTACTACATTAAAACCAACGCGAACAGAAGCATTTGAACTATATTTTGATACAACTAAAAGGTCTTCATCAGCCCTAATGAAATGATCCTTGGCATAAATTACACCAGAATTGATTTTCATTAGGGC